GACGGGGAAAAATCTGTTTTACGAGCAGGGGTTTCAAGGATATTTTATCAACTCGGCAGCAAACAGCGTTGGTTCGGCCGTCGGAAATGTGTCAAGCGTTTTGCAAGTGGTTACAGGAACTAAATACTATGTTACAAGAAACAAAATTGGAACTAAATTCCGTGTTGCGGTCGTTGATGAGCTGCCCACTAAAGGCTCTACGGTTCGTCCGTCTAGCGCTACAAATGCGGATTCAAAACGACAAGCAGAAATTACTGCTACATCGAAGTACATGGTCATTCAGTGCGAGGATGAAGCAGCTTTTGGTGAGTTAATGGTATCATTAGATTCGTCCGCCACCTACTCTCCCTACCGTGAACAGCTCATCACCCTGCCCACCCCCAACGGTTTACCCGGCGTCCCTGTCACCTCTGGCGGTAACTACACGGATGAAAATGGGCAGCAATGGATTTGCGATGAGGTGGACTTTGGCAAAGGTGTAAAGGTGCAGAGGGTAGATAAAACCTCTTTTGACAACACAAAAACGCTTGCTGAACAAAATGCAATTCTCACCACCCCAATCGAAACTCCGCTCACCCCTGCCGAACTCGCCGCCTACAAAGCGCTGACTACCTACGCGCCCAACACCGTGGTGCAAGCCACGGATGGCGCGGGGTTGAAATTGGACTATCAAAGAGACGTAAACATCGTGATCAAAAATCTTGAGGATGCGATTGCGTCTATGACTACAACCTAAAGGAGGGGAAAAGCATATGGCAATCAAAAGCAAAGCTCGTCACGACCTGACCCTGCGCTCCATCAAGCGCGAGATCGCCGCCTGGCGAGATGTGGCCTATTGGCTGGACAAGGCATACACCCATCTTGACAGCGGCCTGCTGACGGAAGACGACATCGCGGAGATTGAAGCCCTTGCACAGGCGTATTATGATGCGCTGGACGCGGAAAACGCGAAGGAAGAGGCTGACGACGGCCTTTCAATCGTCTAAGGAGGCAAAACCATGATTATTTTTGGCATCATCGTCGGCGGCGCGATCATCTTCGCGGTGGGCTGTCTGGTTGGCCGCTTCATCCGCGCGGGAGGTGCATGGGACAAATGAAAAGCAAAAAAGGATATGAAATGCAAAGAAAACAGGCGCGGAAATGGGCCATCGAGTACATTACTGACTACCTGTACAACTGGGGCATCGAACCAACAGAAGAGAACATCCGAAAGTATGCTTTAGCCCGCAGACGGACGCTGAAACAGTTTCATCGGCTGCGAGGGCATTTGCTCGGATAAAAAACGGAAAGGAGGAAAAGCCAATGATTGAAACAAGCGAGGCCATCCGCACGGCGCGGGCGCTGATCGGAACGCCTTACAGCGAGCTGGACTGCATCAACTTCATCAAGAAGGTCATCCGCACAGCGCCGGGCGGCGACAAGCGCTACACGACGGCGGGCACAAACGAGCTTTGGAACAGCTTTGACAGCGTGCCGAAGTATCGCCATTTGATCTGGCGGCAGACGGGGATTTCCGGCGCGAAGCCTGGTATGCTGGCGTTCATGGGCGTGGGCACGGGCGACGTGGACCACACCGGGTTGGTGACGGAGCGGGGCACGGTGATCCACTCAAGCAAGAGCCGGGGATGTGTGGTGGAAACTGAGCTGACGGAAAAGAACGGCTGGAACGGGCTTGGGGTGCATCGGATGATTGAGGTGGACTATTCGGAGGGAGGAAAAACGGAAGTGAGCGAAGCGGAAAAGATTTTTGGCAATGCAACGGTGAGCGTGACCAGCGGATATCTCAACATCCGCGAGGGCGCAAGCACGCGGTCAAAGATCATCGCCAAGGCCGAGAACGGCGCGCGGGTGAACATCATCCGAGAGGCGGGCGGCACGGGCTGGTTGTTCGGCAAGCTGGAAAACGGCGTGGCGGGGTACATGGCAGGAGAGTATCTGGTCGAGGACGCGCCGGGAAGCGGAGATCAGGACGAGACAGGCGGCGAAGCGCCGAACACGACGACCCTGCGCAGGAACGACGGCGTGTATATCACGCTGGCGGGAAAATGGACGATTGCGGAGGATTGACCGATGACTCTACAAAAGCTGCTGGACGGCTTGCAGGCGGCTGTCACGACGCACAGCACACTGACGCTCGTGCTGGTGTATATCACGCTCAACCTGATCGAGATTTCCCCGATCAAGGTGCATCCGCTGTCATGGATATTTCGCGGCTTGCGAAAGGCGCTCGTTGGCTCGTTAGAGGAACGCATGAGCAGGATTGAGGCGAAAAATGACCTTGAATTTGCTAAAATCTCCCGCGCCCGCATCCAGCGGTTTTCCGACGAGTGCTATAATAGCGTCAAACACAGCAAAGAGCATTTTGAGCAAGTTTTTGACGACGCAAAATCCTATGAAACGTATTGCAAAGCACATCCAGAGTTTGAAAACCACAAGACGGTTGAAGCCGTCGAAATCATCAAAAACGCTTATCACAAGTGTTTGCAGGAGCGTAAATTTTTGTGACGTTGCCCGGTGAAGACCGAGCAGAAAGTGAGGCTATCTATGTCTAATATTGACCTGACCCCCATCTTTCAGGCGCTGATCGTCCTCGTGGCCGCGCTGATTACGCGGTATGTCGTCCCGTGGATCAAGGCCAAGACGACGCTTGACCAGCGCCGGGAAATCCGCGATCTCGTGTCTATCCTCGTATTCGCCGCCGAAAAGCTGTACACCGGCTCCGGGCGCGGCGAAGAAAAGCTGGCATGGGTGCAGGAACGACTTAACGCGCATGGCTACAAGCTGGATACCGACGAGCTTGCCGAGCTGGTCAACGCGGAGATCAAGAAGCTGGAAAGCACAGCGCCGCTGATGATTGAAGCGGCGGATGTAAGCGAACAGGTGAACGCTCAAGAGGAGTAACCATGTGCGGCAAGATCACGTTTACCGAGTATACAAAAGAGGAACGTGACGAGCTGATACAGGCGTGCGGGCTGACGGACAGGCAGAAAGAGGTGTTTCTCACCCGCGCACAGACCGACAACCTCATCGCGACGGCGGAGAGACTGCACATCTCTCCCGAAACCGTCAAGCGGGAATCCCGCAAGGTGCAGGATAAAATCAGCCGCGTCAGAGCAAGGCAGAGGCGACAGACAGGATGTTTTGTCGAGGCCGACAAAACATTTAAATGACAGAACCCGGAGGGGGAAAAACCTTCCGGGTTCTTTTTTATGCCCTGAATTGACCCGTAAGTGACCCGCGATGAAAGCGCCAAAATGCAAAAATGAATCATGAGGTGAGACGGATGTACAGGTCATTTAATCCCAATCCAGACCGCGCCAACGTCGGCGATTGCGCCGTTCGGGCGGTGTGTAAGGCGACAGGCCAATCATGGGAACGCGCCTATACAGGAATTGCGGTTGAAGGGTTTGCACTGCATGACATGCCGTCTGCTAATCATGTATGGGGCGCATATTTGCGCAAGATGGGATTCTCCCGCCGCAGTCTGCCGGACAGTTGCCCGGACTGCTATACCGTTGCGGACTTCTGCAAAGACCATCCTCGTGGCCTGTATATCTTGGCCGTTAATAATCATGTGGTCTGCGTGCAGGATGGGGACTGGTTTGACACGTGGGACAGCGGCGACGAAATCCCTGCCTATTACTGGTCGAAGGAGTGAGAAAGGATGCCTTACTACCCTTACAACGGCTACTACCCGCAAATGCCGATGCCTGACCAGCTTGCACAGCTTCGGCAGGGCTATCCGCAAATGCCAATGCAGCCTGTTCAGCCGCCTATTCAGCGCGGACAGGATGCGGCGATTATCTGGGTAGCCAACAAGCAAGAGGCGGATAACTACATGGTAGCGCCAAATAGCGCGGTCGCCCTGTGGGACAGGAGCGCCCCGGTTATCTACCTGAAACAGGCGGATGCAAGCGGTAAGCCGTCTATGACGATCTATGACCTTGTAGAGCGCAAGAATACGCCCGTGCAAGCGCCGCAGGCACAGATGGTGGAATATGCCACGCGGGCAGATTTGGAAGCTATGGCAGCACGTGTGGAAGCGATGGCGGCGCGTGTGGACGCAATGTCTGTGCGTGAGCCTGCAAAGGGCAAGAGAGCGAAGGAGGACATGAGCAATGCCGAATCCGTTTAATATACTCGGCGGGAATCAGAACCCGATGATGGGGCAATTTCAGCAGTTTATGAATCAGATGCGCGGTCGTGACCCGCAGCAGATGATTAACGAGCTGGTTTCAAGCGGAAAAATAAATCAGAATCAGTTGAATCAGATTCAGCGTCAGGCACAGCAGATGCAAAGCATGTTTGACGGCATGAAGAATATGTTTGGTTTCTAAGCATCAAAACCGTGGCCACGGATTTGAAATAGTTATCCATTCAGAAAAAGGAGAGTGAAATTATGTCTCTGTCTAATTGTGATACGACCATGCAGGTTGTTCCCGCCGGATATAGCAACAACGGCGGTGACGGTATGGGCTGGGGCGGCAACTGGGGTGCGTGGATCATCCTGTTCCTGATCTTCGGTATGTTCGGCTGGGGCGGCTTCGGCGGCGGATGGGGTGGCAATCGCGGCGCGTCTGCGGTTGACGGCTATGTGCTTACGAGCGACTTTGCCAACGTGGAGCGAAAGATCGACGTCGTGAACAACGGCCTGTGTGACGGCTTCTACGCGATGAATACCGGGATGCTCAACGGGTTTGCGGCGATTAACCAGAACGTGAGCAACGGCTTCCAGACTGCGGAACTGAGCCGAGCCAATCAGCAGATGGGCTTGATGCAGCAGCTCAACGCAATGCAGGCCCAGCAGGCTAGCTGCTGCTGTGAGACGCGAGAGGCGATTCAGGGCGTGAATTACAACCTTGCCCAGCAGGGATGCGACACGCGCAACACCATTCAGAACGTGACGCGTGATATTCTGGACAACCAGAACGCCAACGCGCGCGCGGTGCTCGATGCGCTGACTGCACAGCGGATCGAAGCGAAGGATGCGAAGATTGCTGAGCAGAACCAGCAGATTTTCGCGGCGCAGTTGGCTGCTTCTCAGGCTGCGCAGAACGAGACGCTCAAGGCGTACATGAGCGGGCAGTTTGCCTATTACAACCCGCGTCCGGTTCCGTCCTTTGCAGTTCCCGCTCCGTACCAGTACGGCAACTGCGGAGGATGCAGCTGCTAAGTGCATAGAAAAGCAACTGTTCGGCACGACCGAACTGTTCGGGAAACCGATAATGCGACAAAGCGGCAGGGCTTTGCGCCCTGCCGCATTTTTTGAAGGAGATGAAATCATGGCAGAATATGGAAATACGAGCGTCGTCAACGTGGCGGCAGGTCAGATTGTCCCCTTGACGGACAGAATCGAAAGCGGAAAGCCCTGCATCCAGCATCGCAACGGCGCGGGAACAATCACCCTTCGCGGTCTGACTAGTCAGTGTAAAGCGAGATATCTCGTGATGTACGGCGCGAACATCGCTATCCCGACTGGCGGTACAGTTGCAGAGATTTCTGTCGCACTGACCATCGCGGGCGAACCGCTGAACAGCGCAACGGCACGCGTTACGCCGGCTGCGGTTGGGAACTACTTCAACGTCAGCGGCGTGGCCTACATCGACGTTCCGCGTGGATGCTGCGTCAATGTGGCGCTTGAAAATACCAGCACGCAGGCTATCGACGTGGCAAATACCAATGTCATTGTCACGCGCGAAGCGTGAGAAAGGAGCAGGCTATGACTATGACCTCGATGCACGAGCTGAAAGACATGATGTGCCGCGAGCTTGAGAACATCGCGCAGAAACGGCAGATCAACCGCGGCGATGCGGAAGATATCAAGAACATGACAGGTTCCATCAAGAACATTCTCGAAATTGAGAAGATGGACGGCGAGGACGGATACAGCCAACATGGCCGTTACGGACGTTCCGGCGGCTGGGAAGCGCGCGGTTTTTTCGGTCGTCCTTACGACGATGACGGCGATTCCTACACACGGCGCGGTGAGCATTACGTTCGCGGGCATTACAGCCGCGAGGATGATACGCGACGCCCCTATAATAGGAAAGAACGCGACATGTACGATGAACTTGATGACATGACATACGGCGATGAGCAGAGCGCCCGGAGGATGATGGGCAACATCCGTAGATAACGGAGGGGTTCAGCATGATTGATAAAGATGGGATTCGGGCGGAGCTTGAAGATATCTTCCGAAACGGCGGGACGATGAAGGATATCACCGATGCGGCGATTATGTTCATCGTTCTCGATGGTATGAAAAAATATCGAATCGGGGAGGATTCGTCCGAAGGGATGAGCCGCCAGCTTGCCGAGGAGTGGGTGAGCGGCATGAAGAATGTCGATCAGAACACGCCGACGGGCGGGAAGTGGTCTCCTGACCAAATCAGAACGCTGCTTCAAAAGCGCGGCGAGACGATGGACGATGAAAAGTTCTGGGCGTTCTACGCCGTCATGAACGCGATGTACAGCGACTACTACGAAGTAGCAAAGCGGTATAACGCGGTTCAGCCGGAGTTCTTCGCCGACATGGCAAAAGCGTTTCTGGATGACAAGGACGCTGTGCCGGACAAGGCCGCAAGGTATTATGAGTGCATCGTTGAGCACTAAAAAAACAGCAGGGTGCAACATCCCTGCTGTTTATATTTTTATACACTTAATTCAGGGCAATTTCTGGCAAATTATTGGCAATAAAATTTCTATACACTAGCGAACACATCTGAACAAAAAATAAAGAATATATACGTTTTTTGCGCGTACGTGATTTAATTGCAGCTTGATCCAGAAAATATTTTCAAAACAATAAATAATTAAAAAACTCATGTATTAGTGCGATATAAGATATTAAAACATATTCAAAAAATAATTTCTGGCTAATTATTGGCAATGGTGGCAAAATTAGCCCGTTCTGCTTTAAGGGTTTCAGATAACAATGTCGGCTCATCTTCATTGATCCTTTCCTTTATATGTGTATAAACTTTTATCGTCGTATCGTACTTGCTATGCCCAACGATGGACATGAGTATTTCGGGACGTTCACCAATTTCAACCTTTGCTGTGATATAGTGATGCCGAAAATAATGAGAGGTGAAATCCGTGTCATAGTCAAAGGCAAATTGAGGAGAGCGCAGAACCCTTCCGCTTTGAGCATAGCGCTCTGCCTTTTTTGCATACCGCTCACCAACACGGGCAAATCCGGCATGGTACATAATTCTGAAGAATCTTGTCCTGTATTGTGTAGGACTAAGAAAGTGACCGTCTTCGGATGCAATATGTTGAAACGGTAAGCCACGAATAGGAGAGAGAATCTCCATCAACGCGTTTGGAATAGGCACATACCGATTGGCAGACTTGTTTTTCAGTTCACCGATTTTTGCGGTCGCAAAATCCACATCTCGCTGAATGTGAGCCGTTTTCTTTTTGAAATCAATGTCGTCCCATTGCAGGCCGAGCATTTCTCCACAACGTAGGCCGAGATAGTATAAAAGGTATATGATAATTCCATCTGGATCATTGGAAGCTGCATGGAGAATGTCGGTTTCTTCTTCACGAGTAAACGGACGTTTGGGCTCTGAATCGAGTGTAGAGGGGGACATAAGCTCGAAGGCCGGGTTAAGCTGGATATACCCACATGCGCCGGCATAAGCGAAAGTATGTGAGATGGTTGATTTCACCAGCAATATCGTGTTTTGGTTCATGCCTTCCATTTTATCAAGACAGGCTTGAAGATCAGCGCGGCGAATGGCACGAATAAGCTTTTTCTCCTGGAAGCACGGGAGAAGATGGTTGTTTATGGCGCTTCTCCAATTGTTCAGGGTTGCCATCGTCTTGATTTTCGGCTTTTTGACGGTATCAAACCATTCAATCACAACCTCGTGGAAGGTCTTGTTTTGGATTTTCAACCCGTCGATATATTCATTCCTCACGCGCTGCTTTTCCCGGTCTATCTCTGCGCGGGTATAGCCGCTGACCCATACGGGCTGTTCAACGCCCGGTATCTTCACGGCGGCGCGCAGACGCTTCTTGTTCTTCGGGCGTGTGGTCGGCCTTCCGGGTTTTCCTGTTTGTTTTGGCATGGTAACACTTCCTTCTATCCGTATAACATGATATAATGTGGATAAGTGAGGTGATAATGTGGATAACTTCAAAATCATCTATAAGATATTAAAGCATCTTGAATCGTCAATGGATGCGGAGAGCACGGACATTGCGCCGATATCGCCGGAACGGCTGGTCATAACCCACGAGCGATGGGAACGCCTGCTGATTCTCTTGCAGGACGACGGCTACATTAAGGGCATTGTGACGACGCAGGCACTCGGAGAGGACAGACCGCACATCACAGAGCCGATACACCCGTTCATCACCTTGCGCGGCCTTGAGTACCTCGCGGACAACTCGTTCATGCGCCGCGCGGCACAACTGCTCAAGGGGACGGTCGAAATCATTAAATGAAACAGAAACGCACGCGGATTGGAACGCGTGCGTTTTCTTATGCTCTTTTATCGCACGCGTGCGATGACGGGTAATTATTCCATACTGTTATACTTTTCTTCGTCAAATTTATCCGTTCCGTAATAACCATGATAATAGGCTCTCTTTTTAAGGATTCCCCACGAAAAAGAGCCAGTGGTATAACAGTTTTCCGCTTCTTTCAGATAAGATAAAATTTCATTGTAGTTTTCATCTTGAAAAGAATCGTTTACAAGAGATAATTTTTTTTCAAGTTCTTCAGTGCTATCAGAAGATTTAACTGAACTCAAGCCGCTTGCCAAAACACTCGTAGTCTGGTTTTGCAGCTGTATTTCCTTTAGCATGAGTTCGAGACAAAGCACAAAGCCATTTGTATAATTATCTCTGCTGAGATCGTCCGTAGGCAAATCCATAGATTCATACATTATTGCCCAAGTTTGTTGAAGCTGATTGCCATCAATCTTTTCCGCGTATGCAACGGAGCAGAGCGATGCGATCATAGAAAGCACAAGAATGAGTGTAATAATTTTCTTCATAAATTCTTCCTCCTTCGATTATATGCAACCCCGTCGATTTTGACGGGTTCTAATCGCTTGCTTTGATTTCAAGCGATAGTGCCTTATTTAGCCGTCTGGACGGCTCTCATACACAGGTCAACGTTTCTCCCCGGCCAATACTTGACGGGCACACCTGCCGCCTTAGCGACGGCGACAGCGCGATAGAACGCGCTATGCCCAAGATAGCTGGGTTCAATCCACAGTTCCGACGCGGCGCGGATGGTGTCTTCCGGCAGCGTCACGTCGGCGGGAATGAACTTCGCGTCGGGTATGCGTTTGGTCATCTCTGCGCGCCACGGCGGCAGACCGCCAAGGGAAACGAGATGCGGCGGCAGTTCGCGCGGCTTTTCCCACTGAATAGCCGCGTCATCATCATCCGCGTCCATTTGATACAGCGCATTTCGCAGGGCGGCCAGCTCGGCGAGATCTGCGGCCTGTTCGGCCTGTTCCGCTTCGCGGCGCTTGCTGCGCTCCTGTTCGGCTAGAAGCTGCTCTTGGATAATATCGATTCGCTGCTTCGCAACGTCGAACTGTACGCCAAGCTCCCGAAGCTGTTGTTCAGCGGCGCGATAACGTGCGGTAGGTTCGTCGTTCGACTGCGTGAACGCAAACTTTTTATCCGCATTCGCTGCTTTTAACAGCATCGTCATGTACGCCGCAGAATTGGCTTCCTCTGCGCTTTTCGCAAAGGCCGATATGGCTTCAAGCTCTTGCGAAGAAAGCGTGATACCGTCGGTGTAGGCTTCCGTATCAATGCCGGCAATGGTCTGCGCAATGTCAAAAGCGCGGCTGCTCTCCTCGGACAAGCGAACGGCGTTCAAGTGGTCAATCATGCCGGAGGAGAAGTATTCCCGCCTTTTTTCGGGATATCGCTTTCCATCCAGCATATACGGCGCGCCCTGCTTATCGGCTGCTGCTTCAAAAGTTCTGACCCAAGCGGTGAAGTTGTTGAACACTTCCGTATCGTCCTTTTCAGTCTCCGGCGCAATCGACCTTTTTCCAAGCAGCGAACAGGCCGTTTGAAAAACAACCAGCTCAAACATGATGGACAGGTCATCCGCGTTTCGTTCCGTGCTGCTTCGGGCGACGAAAGCGATAGAAGGATTCTCTTTCATCTCTGCTTCGCTTATTGCCCTCGGCCATCCGTTACGGAAAATCTGGAACAACTTCTGTTCGTCTTTTGGGTTTTCATCGGAAAGCGTCTCTAGAAATCCCAGAAACAGCCGCGCAGAAATGGCGTGTTCCGCGCGACCCATCGTGATAGCCCGATGGTCAGCATAACCGCCATTTTTTGCCAAAACAAGCATGTGCCCGCGCTGAGTGCCGACAAATTTTTCAAGCCGCTGCATCGCGCGTGGGTTATGAGCGACAGCTGCCGCCAGATACGGCGCTAAGTTGTGTCCGCTCAAATGTATTCACCTTCTTTCAAAATCTGTCGAATGCAGACAAAAACATATACGGATTCATACACATCTGCACTTTGTTTGTCGAATCAGAGATATGCAACTAAAGTAGTGATACAATATACATAGAAGGAGGGACGTACCATGAAGCAAACTCGAAGGCCCTGTAACATCCCGACCCATCGAGCAAGGAGAGAACATGCCACAGACGGGGCGAAACCGCCGCCGGATGTTCCGACTGATCGGATTCAAGAAATCTGCGGTAAGCTCATCACCAAGGTAGACCGTCCGACGTTGCTTCGCGTCTGGGCAATGCTCGAACGCGCGTACATTGACGCGCCGAAGGTGTCATAACAGGGAAATCCCCGGTTCGCAAAAGCGGCCGGGGATTTTTATGCCCGCGATTGCGCTTTGCGTTATTCGTCCGGCTTTTTTTCGTTTTGGGCTTTCAGCTCTTTCTGCCAATCCTCATAAACCTGTGTTACGACCTGTTCAAGCGCTTCCCAACCGCCGGGGATGCGGGAGATGGTCATGACCGCCGACCGCATGAACTCCGACTTATTATGAAGAATTGTCTGAATCAGCTCATCATACTTGTCTTGCGGAATCATCATCGGTTCTTCGCCGTTCACCAGCCAGTCATAACGGATGTTGAACTCGTGGCAAATATTTTGAACCAGGGCTTCGGAAGGAGAACGCTCTCCGCTTTCAAGCATTGTAACATATTGCCCCGAAACGCCGACGGCTTTTCCGAACTCAACTTGAGTTAATCCCTTCATTTTACGGATTTCTTTAATTCTTGTTCTCACTGTATACCCTCCTTACAGCTACCATTATACCGCAAAAACTCACATTGTCAATATAAATCGACAAGAAAAAACATTTTTTGCAAAAACTCACATTGTTTTATTTTTTTATCAAAATCCCATTGACAATCAATACAATGTGATGTATACTACTCACATAGTCAAGAAAAACTGTAACATAGTTTGGAGGTGATAGCATGAGCGAAGAACAGGTCAAGAAGGTTGTCGAGATGCTGGGCGATATGCCGGAGAACCGCGGCAACGCGGCCATTGCTGGTCTGATGGCCGGAATCGCGCTGGGAAGCGCGAAGAACGAAGAAAAGGAAGCCGAGAAGGCTGTGGAGAGCAAGAAAGCTGTAAAGCAAGAATAAGGAGGAAACGAACATGGAAAAACAGTGGTACATCGTAAGAACCGACCGAGCGGGCGTATTCTTCGCCCACATCGAGGAGCGCAACGGCAGCGAAGCGAAGCTGACCGACGCTCGGCGTATCTGGTACTGGGAGGGCGCGGCGAGCTTGAGCCAGCTTGCGACCGAGGGCGTGAAGCGCCCGCAGAACTGCAAGTTTACGGTAACCGTCCCGTCCTGCACGGTTCTCGGCGTGATTGAGATCATCGCCTGCACGGATAAGGCCGTGGAGAACATTAAGGCGGTGAGAGAATGGCGGATGTAAAGGAAGCCGTCAAACGGTTCCTTGAAGTGCCACGAGGCTTCGGCTCCGGCTT